TTCCAAGATGCGCCACAGTGTCGTATGCGCCACGTCCGCCGCGCTCGCCCAGTCCTGCGTGTTCACGTCCTGCGCCTCAAGTCGCTTCCGGATTGCGCGAAGCTCTTTCAAGAAATCAGCCATGGCGGGAGCCTGCATCGCGGATTGCGAGGATGCAAGATTGGAGTTGCAGGGATGCAATGAAACCGCTAGCGGTTTGCGGAGTGAATCTTCGACCCTACCAGCGAACGCTTGCAGACTCAGCAATCGTTTCGCTCGAAACCCACGACCGGATTGCGGTCGTTTGCCCAACTGGGTCAGGAAAGACGGCGCTGGCGTTGAATGGCATTTTGCCGCGACTGCGCGGTCCAGTTGCCTGGGTGACTCACCGCACCGAGCTGGCGTCTCAGGTTGCGGGATATGGCGCAGATGTTTCGGTGTTCACGGTTCAATCGTCTCCGGATCTTTCCGCGTTCGCGTCCGTCATCGTCGACGAGGGGCACCATGTCGCAGCTCGCACCTATGAGCGCATGATTGCATCCAATCCAAGAGCCAAGATCGTGGCGTTGACCGCGACGCCGTATCGCATCGACGGCATCGGGCTGGGTGAATGCGGCTTCACTGATCTTATCCACGGCCCGGACGTGTACGCCTTGACCGTGGACGGCTTCCTGTGCCCGTCCGTGACGCTCGTTCCGGTATCTGAGTCGATCGGGTCGTGGAGTCCGGAAGACTGCGCGAAGCGTGTTCTGTCGCATGATTTCACGCGGGCGATCATCTACTGCCGGAGCGTGGCGGACTGCATCAAAACGTCCTCGCTGATCGAAGCGTCAGGAGTCCGAAGCGCGGTAGTTACCGGTGAAATGGACCGCTCAATTCGGGCTGACGTCGTGGGCGAATTTCGCGCTGGATCTGTTTCGGTGATCTGCAATCACACGGTGCTCACCGAGGGCTTCGACTGCCCGGAGGTTGACCTCGTCGTGCTGAATCGCCACACGGAATCCAGATGCCTGTGGCGTCAGATGACAGGCCGCGGCCTGCGCAACGCTCCCGGAAAATCGATCTGCACCATTCTGGATCTTGCCGCGAACAGTGCCACCCATGGGTCGATCTACGACGCAGAGCTTTTCACGCTCTCCGGATCCGTTGACCGAACCGAGGCGCGCAGCCTCCCCAAGGGCATGGTCGCGGAGCGCGGTGAGTACCTTTACGAGAAAGAACAGGAACTAAAAATATGGAAACCATCGACGAGCCAAGGCCTGATACTCGCGAGCTTACAAAGACTGAAATCGACATCGCCGTTGCGCAGATTGCTGACCGCCTGACGCGGGCGGTTCAGTTCGCGATCGCGCTTGATGAGTGCGAGGAGGATTTCGACGAGAGCGACCCGGCGTGCCCCGTGGTTCGAAAGTATCGCGACCGCTTCAGCATTCCAGAAGGTGTTCACCCAATGGTCTGGGAAAGGCCCACTCCGGACGCTGTCGACGGCATCAGGAAACACATCCGGAAATGGGTCCGAGGTCTCTTGCCTGCGAACGAGTGCGCTTTGATCTACCTCGAATCCGTTGAAATAGATGAGTACGACATTTCCTGGGTCTTCATGGAGGAGCCGTCGTTCTTCTACACCGATCGAGCCATCGACCTGAAGGCGTCGTGCGTAAGGTTCTGCGAGATCGGAAGCCGCAAGCTACGCGGAAAGGCGGCGAAGATTTCGACGTCGCTGAAAAGCCTTGAGCAGGTGCCTGACTGAGGCGGGCGTTTCGCGGATTCACGATGCCATGGAATGCCGTGAATTGCCAGTTGCCTGCCAAGTCCTGACGAGTCGATTTCCTGCCCTCTGGTAGTTTTTGTGTGGACAGATACTCAGGGTGCGGGCATTGTCGGGGCATGACGAACGCGAAATCAGCAAAGTATCCAGTGGCGGTCTTTGAAGCTCCGAAGTTCAAGGTGGGTGACATGGTTGAAACGCCGCTTGGCGAGCATCTGCGGGTGGTGGCGTGTGACCTGCATGGATGCACCGTCGACAATGGGACGCGGGGCGGGGCTCGGTATGCTTCGGACCGATTGAAGCTCGTTAGCTGAAAGGTCTATCGCCATGAGAGTTCTAGCAGCCTGCGAGTTTTCTGGGCGTGTCAGGGAGGCGTTTCGTGCGCTCGGTCACGATGCTTGGTCGTGTGACCTGCTTCCAGCGGGTGACGGCAGCCGGTTTCACCTGCAAGGCGACGCCCGCGAAGTCTTGATGGGAGAGTGGGACATGCTGATTGCATTCCCTCCATGCACCTACCTCTGCTCTTCTGGGATGCACTGGACAACGCGAGGGTTGCGGGATCCAAAACTCACGGAGGATGCTGTCGAGTTTGTTCGCCTCCTGCTTGATTGCCAGATCCCGCGCATCGCGCTTGAAAATCCGATCGGCGCAATCTCCACACGGATTCGAAAGCCGGATCAAATCATTCAACCGCATCACTTCGGAGAAGATGCTTCCAAGTCCACCTGTCTCTGGCTCAAGAATCTCCCCCAGCTTACACCCACGCGGCACGTTGCCCCGCGAATCATAAACGGCCGGAAGCGTTGGGGAAACCAGACTGATTCCGGACAGAACAAACTCGCTCCGTCGCCTACCCGATGGGCTGACAGGTCTGAAACCTACGCTGGAATCGCGCAAGCAATGGCTTTTCAGTGGGGAAGCATCCGATGAACAAGAACGAAAAGCCCACTAAACACCCCGGAGGACGCCCGCCAAAGCCTGCCAGCGAGCGGGCAAGCGCGGATATCAACATCAGGACCACGAAGGCGACCAAGGCGAAGCTGAAGGCGGCGGCGAAGGTGGCGAAAGTGACGCTCTCAACGTTCATGCTGTCGGCAGCGATGAGGGAAGCGAAAGGTGGAGAATGACCCCAAGACCTCCACACATCAGGGACCGGATGATCGCCAAGATCGTCCAGCAAATCGTAGCGCTTCCAGACGGCGGCGCGTGGCGACTCGACGAGCGTCTGGCGCGGTTGCTTGGGTGGAGTGTTCGGGATGCCACGTGGGCCATTGATGGAAAGCTTGCATGCTTCAAGCGATACGCTGGCGTGAGCGTCAGGCTTACGCGGTCCATCGCAGACAATGGCGAACTACACCCAGTCACCGTCTTCCACAAGCCTCACCGCCGATCCGTTACAGGGCATGTCTTAGGGTGAGTCCACGGCCTGATCCTGTGCGCCCCACGCGGGCACCCGTTGTGCGGGTGGCAGCATCTCGCAACCTCCGCCTGGAACCACTCGCACGCTCCGCACATCTCGCGAGACGGCCCGACGATCCGCCGCGCCTCGGTGACGGTGACGCCCTGTGGGCGACGGATTCGGCCTGTGACGCGGAAGGTCATGCGGCAGCGTCGAGTGACTCCCGAATCCACGCCGACAGGGTCTTGCCCTGGGCCTCTGCGGCCCGCTCCCAGCGCTCGCGGGAGTCGTCTGGGGCTTTCAGCATCAGCGGGCGCATCGGCTCCGCGCCGAGCTGCCGGACGGCATGTCCCTTGCGGAACGTGCCGTCCTTTCGGTGGGCGGGTTTCACGCGGGGATGTACGGCAACCCGCGGCCAGCAAGGTTTCCAACCTTCGCCTTGTCGATCTCGGCAGTAGTGTAGCAGTGGCTGCAGCCGTCGCACTCCCACGCGCCGCGAGCCGTCTTAGTGAGGTTCTTGTTTCCAGAGTGAGCCTTGCCGCATTGGATCTTGCTGGTCTTGGTATTCATAGCGTCTTTCGTTACTCGGTTTCGTTGCTGACGGGGTGACAATGCGCCATTCCGCACCATGCGTCAATACGCTTGGTGAACTATTTTCCGAGAATCGAAAACAGCCCTACTCGCCCTCGTAGTCGACCAACTCGATCGAGAGAATGAACGCATCCTCCGTCACCGGTGTGATCACACGGGATGCAGTCGCGTCGTCCGTGCATATGAATCCTCCACCGCTCCCGGCGTAGACCGTGACCGTGCCGAGTTCCGGAAGCTCGACGGTGCCGGTCATTGGGAGGATTTCGCACGTCGTCGTCACCGTCTGGACGGCCTCGACCAGCCACTGAGTTCCGCTGCCAAATCCGTTCTCGAATGATGGCGCGCCACCGCACGTGCTGCCGGCGCCGGTGGAAACAATCGTGTGCCGGTACGTGTCGCGGGTTTCGGTGACCTGAAACAGCATCTCCCCGCTCGCCTCGAACTGATCGCGCCAGCCTTCCGGGATTGCGTTCTCGGCGTCGGGATCCACGAGGTCGAGCCAGTAATCATCCTCCTGCCGGTACCGCTCCGTGACGTATTGCGAGCCGTCGCAGGTGAACGACGCGCCGGAATAGACGAGGCCGACACGGTGCACACCGGATGCGTTCGCGGCTATTGCGCGCGGAGCGGGCACGGTCGTCGGCGCCGTCTGGTCGGTGCTGATCTGGTGATACGACCCATCCCCCGGCGAACCGCAATCTCCGGCGGCCGGATCCGCGTTGACGTAGTCGACGGACTTGTAGGGGCTGTCCGTGTCGGCGCGACTCTCCACCTCGAACTTCATTGGCAGCATCACCCGGACCCGGGTCAGCAGGTTGACGGCGCGGGCGAACTGGTTCCAGACCTCCGCCGACGTCAGCGTGTTCGGGTATGGCCCGAAGGCTTGCGGGCGGTCTGAGCGCGTGTCTCGGGCTCGCGTGAGCGCGGTTGGTTCCGACGCCAACGGCGAAAGCCATTGGCCTTGGAATGCGTCGTAACAGAGATTAGGGAACGTGTAGTCATACCACGATGAGATCCCGGTTGCGCAGGCGTACTCCTCGGACGTGCGGCCGTCCACGAAGCCTTCGCACATGGCGCGCAGGTAAAGCTCCCCCTGCGTCAGGACCTCATGGAGCAACGGGGTGTCCACGGCGTTCTGGGCGTCGTTCCCGTCCAGATACGGGACCGGCATCAACTTCGTCAGGATGACGGTCGGGAACACGGTGCCGAACGGGTTGTCTGGAAGGAAGTCGACGCTTGAACCGTAGCCGCTATCACCCGGCTTCCCAGCGATCGCATTCTGCCCGGTGTTCGTCCAAACCAGATATTCCCGAATCGCGTTCTCTGTCGACCTGTACGACTCGGCGCGGAGCGCGGTCACGTCCCATGTTGTCACGTCGCGGTCGACCGATGAGACGGCGTCATCCGAGTAGTGCAGCCGGCCGGTCAACGTGAGCTTCACCACCCGCTGCCCGCCCTCGGTCAACTCCTCGACGGTGTCGACCTCGACGTCCGGCTCGTAAATCCGGCAGGACTTGTACCGGTCCACGTCTCCCACGCTGTTGTTCACGCCCTTCGCGTAGCGGTACCCTGGCGCGCCTTCAGGTGACAGCGACAACGTCTCTCCGTAGTCGAAGTGCTGTTGGAGGTCCGATGGGTAGGAAGGGTGGTAGAAGTGGCAGCGGTCCGAGAACGTGAAATAGTCCGAGTACGCGGAAGGTTTCCAGATGGACGATTCGCTCGGGTGGTACGCCTTGAACTGAAAACCGATCATCCACTCATTCGTGAACCCACGAGGCTCGGCGACGTGCTTGATTCCACCCACGCCATCCGTGGGCGCGATGCCGTCGAACGTGTCAGCGCCGATCGTGTTTTCGCGCAGGAACCAGAGGACCGATTTCCCATCCTCGACGGCGTACCCGATGAGCTGGTTTCGCGACAGGATCCGGACGCACTTGGACAGGCGCCTGAAGGCGTCGTATACCGCGTTGCTGTTGATCACCGCGTCCTCGAACGGAAGCCCGGGGCCTGGGACGATGCACCCGTAGGTCCTGTACCCATCCCAAATCTCCTTCGCGCCCTCCTCCTCGATGCCGCTGCCGTGGACGGTGCCGGTCTTTGCGGATGCGACCCGCAAGAGCGCGTAGGCGTCCGAGGCGTTCGGCTTGTACGGGTAGAGCTCCGTCGTCTGGATGGTCAACGTCCCGGACCCGCCGGCAAACGTCAGGGCAGCCCCAAGGCGCGGCCGGATGACCGTCGGGGTGGCTGGAGTGGGAAGCCAGTAGATCGCCTCTGCCACGCCATCCACCGGCGAAGCGGTGACGGTCGTGATCACCTCGTCGTCCTCGTTCAGGATCTCGACGACAACCGCGGACGTGACACCCTCGGCGCGGATGAAGATTGCGTCGAGAACGTAGCCCTCCGCGAACGGGTGGCCGGTCGGGTACGTGGTGCCGCTCGCCTGATTCCCGCACCAGGTGAACGTCGGGTAGGTGGCAGTGATCTCCTGCCCGACCTGCTGCCCTCGGTTTGGGGCAAGTGAGTATTGCCGCGTCAGGAACCGCTGGAAGTCGAATGCGTTCCGATTCCATCCCCGCTCCCGCTGCGCCTCGGTGCCCCTGAAATCCTTCACGAATGCGTCAACGGCGCGGTCCAGTTGCCCGCCAACGTCGCGCTTCAGGTATCCGCCGCCGGTGTACGGGCCCTCGATCCATTGGCTGCGGCGGTAGTAATCCGTGTCCCCGTTGTTCAGGACCACGATGTAGAGGTCCGACATGCGCAGGATGTAGCCGACGTGCGTCGGTTCCTCGGGGCATGAGCCGGGGTACGTGACTTCTGAGCCGTCGATGAGGCTCGTGAATTTGTAGAGGTAGTTTACCGGGGTGAATCCGGACGCCGGCGCGCACGGAGTTCCGCCCTCCTCTGGGATTGGTTGGAATCCTCCGTAGCTGTTGCCGTAGGGGCTGCGCACGCTGTAGGCAATGCGCATGTGGAGCCGTGCGGCGTCGAGTGCTGGCGATGCTATCGCGCCCGTGTCTGGATCGACTGCACCACGCTGCATCTGGCCCAAGGTCCAGTAGTCCGACAGGCTCGCCGGCGGGCCTCCGTTGACCATGAAGGCAATGGTCTCGATGCGGTCCGTCTCGCTGCTGATGTTCGCTGTCTCGTTGCCGAAGACGAAAGCGCCGAGTGGGTTGGAGACGTTGACGCCTTCAGGCGTGCCGGCGGGCGCAACAGGCCACTCGGCTTCCGCAGCCTCAAGACACTGGTACTGCTCGAAGAACTCGCCCTGCGGCGGAAACAGCGTGCCGCCGTCTGAGTTCCGGATCTGGCGGGCGGCTTGGAAGAGGTAATAGGGAATGCGGTACGTCGCATCCCCGAGCCCGGAGCGGATCCGGTCGTTGAACGCCAGCGACAGGGATGCCAGTTGGCGCGAGGTTATCGCGTCGCCTGGCTCGACGGTCAGCGCCCGCGTGAAGGTGATCGGCATCGATCACTTCTCGACGGCGACATAGAACAGATTCGGAGTCCCGGCAGCGCTCTCGACGTACAGCGTGCCGGACGGGACCACGAGGAAGCACTCGTCTCCCGGAGCGAGCGTTGACACGAGCGACGTGATCGGGTCCGCGTTAGCGTTGCCGATGCGGACATCCTCGCCGGACGTGCTCGACAGGTTGCAGAGGTAGATCCGGTAGGGCGCGGCTACAGCTCCGACGCTCAGCGCGGCGGTCGTCGTCGATGTTGCGACGGTTCCGGAACTCATGTCGGCCCCGGTCATGTCATATGACGCCGTTGCCGGCCCAGTGGTTCCAACGCTGTTGACAGAAGCGCCGCCCTTGGACGCCGTGATTGAAAGGGCAATCGTGATCTCGTTAGCCATAAATCATCCCCATCTTGGAGTTCCACCGTTCCCGCTCCCGCGTGCTGACGGGTTCACGGAAAGACTCACGCCCTCGGTAGTGCGCTGCACCGACACGCTCGCAGACGACCGCGGCTCCATGGCGCGCAGGTAGTCGATGAGGCGGTTGAACGCTCGCCGGAGGTCCGGCTCTAGCCCCTTCTCGGAAACCTTGTCTGGAAGGTTCATTCGATGAGGCGGTAAAGGCCTTGAAGCGTGGAGCTGGCCGGCCACGCATTCCACGCGCCGAAACGCCAGCCAAGGTTCTCGGTGACCTTCAGCGCTCCGCGTTCGATCTGATAGGAGAAGTCCTCACGCGACAGGTACCAGCCCCACACGAAGCCTTCCGGAAGCGTGGTGGACGGGTCCAGCGGGATCCGGTCAGCGAGCGGGGATACGATGCCGAAGTCCCGGACGAGTGCGGCCCGTGTATAAACGACAGGCTCCACGGTAACCCGGTGCGGTGTGCCGGTGTAGGAAAGCGAGTAGGTGCGGCTGCGGGAAAGGGCTGGCAACTTCTGCGGCTGGGTGTCGATGCCCTGGGTCAGCAGGTTGTAGATGTACCGGCCGGCTGGATAGGTCGCCGCGTCCAGCGGGTAATCCTCGCCGCCTCGTACAGCCTCCTCGATGTCGCTGCGGTACTGCGCCCGGTTGACATAGGTACCAGCCTCAAGGATGGCGCGGGTAGTGGCGAACACCGAAACCTGATACTCCTCGTTGCCGATGTTCCAGACGTCGAAAGGCACCTCTGAAGATGCGGACTCGTTCGGGTCGCGGACGAAGGAGGCGGTCAGGCGGTTGACCGGTCCGGAGGCGTCAATGTTGGTTCGGGCCCCAATCGCTTGGAGCGTTGCGGCCTGAGCCGTGATTCCGGCAGCGGTTCCTTCGTAGGTGTATTCCCACGTGTTGCCACCCTTCTGGTCGAACACAAGGCGCGCCGTGCCCTGTGTCACGCCGGACACTGCGAACGTGCTGGAGCCGTGAGTATAGGCGCTCATTGGCGGACGTTGGTGGACAGGACTTGAGCGGTCTCCTCGTTGGCGCGGGCGATGCGAAGGAGGAGCGCGGTTGGGTCTTCCGCGGCTGGCTTGGATCGATTCGCTATCTCAAGAGGTGCGTACTTCTTCCCCTCCTCCGACTGCATTCCGAGCAGGTACGACGAAGCTCTTTCAAGCGTCTGCCCAACGCTCAACCCTTCGGACTTAGCCTGCTTTCCGATGCCTGCAAAATCTGAAATTGAGCTTGGGTTCCAGAACTTCAGCAGCGCGGTGAGACCTCGAACAAGGGCTGTTGCGATGGGAGCGCCAACGATCACAAATTCACTCCATGCGGCCTCGAACTTTTTGACGTTCTCATCCATTGCGATGATGTCCGCCTCCGGGATGATTCTTGCGTCCGCGACGTTTGAAAGCTCGTCGATCACCAGCTTCAGGTTTCCAACCCTTCGACCAAGCAACTCGAATGCTGCGGCGCTTTCCTGCGCTGTGCCGCCGGTGGCCTTTACAGCCTTCTGCATGATCTCCATCGGAGACGACTCCGGATTGATTCCGAGCATTCCGAAAATGCGACCGGAGCGCTCGTCACCTGTAAGCGCCTCAGCCCTCATCTGCTCGATCTTCTGCATCGCGGAAACGACAACCTTGAAGCTCTGCCCAGAACTCTCCGCTGCGCGCTTCAATCGCTGAACCTCATCGGTCGAGATTCCGAGCAACTCGGACATGTCCTTGATCTCGCCGACGATGTTCTTCAGGTCGCCGAAGTAAGACTTCGCGGCCGATACCGTGAACATCCCAGCAAGCGCTCCCTTGATGTTGTCGTTCTCGCGCTTGAGTCCGTCAGCAATGCCCTTGCCCAGCCCGGTCGCAGACGACTGCGCCCGCTTCACTCCGGCCTGAAAGTCGGTCGTGTCGAGTCCCAGCTTTGCGAGAAATGTGAAGATGGCCATGTCAGTTTCTCTGGGTGTACCGCTCGCACATTTCGATGTAGGCGCGTTGCCGATCGCTGACGAACTCCAGCACCCCGTTCGCCTCAAGACGTGCCGCGATGATCAACGACAGCGTGCGCAGCGGCATTGCCAGTGCGTCCTTGTAGCCAACGCCAGCCTCCAAGGCCTGAGCCATGCGATTGAACCACCACGGGGCAGCCAGCTCGGTCTTGCGTCCACGGGACTCCGGGGACCACGTCTCCGGGAGTTCGATTTGGGAACGGAGCCAAGACATGAACCGCTCTGCGTCGCCATCCGGACGCCAGAACTTGCCCCACAGGTTGAACACCATCGGGCACCAGCGGGACGCCAGCAGTCGGCGGGACTTGTCAGCCGGCCACGCGCAGACGAACGCGGCCAGCGCGATGTCGCCGATCGTCACGAGTCCGCCAGCGATCACCGGCGACTCGATTTCCGCCAGCAACAGGACATGCGCCAGCGTCACGGGCTCGCGGAGCGTGAGCCCGAGGACGCGGGTTGGCTGGATGGCTGTTGCCCAGTGCATCAGGTGACAATGGCGGCGCCGCCGGCGATGAGTGGGTATCGGTGCATTGTGACGGTGCCGGTGGAGGTCGCGCCGGATCGCCGGTTGATGGACACGCCGGGAGGGATCGGGTGCCAGCGAGCGGTGTCCGGAAGCGATCCGCTGGAGGCGACGTTGAGAGCGTCACTGAACGAGCCCATTGGCCGCACCGGAGCGCCAGCGATGGAGACCGTTGCCCCGGGCGGGAATCCGCGTTCCGCCAGCGCTTGGTTGGCGGCGGTGGATCCGACGAAAACCAAGTCGAACGTGCATGCCAAGTATTCCCCGCTGACGGTGTGCGAATCGATGTCACCGCGACCAGTCTTCGTATTCACGAGGTCACCGGGTTGCGAGATGCTGAATCCGTCCACGGTCGGCATCACGAACCCGGACCCGAGCGATGTGTTGGCCGCATCGTAGACCGTGAACGTGATCGGAGTCATTGACCCCGAGCTTCCGCCGTATGTCCCGAAGCCTACTGCTGCGCCCTGCGTTTGTGCTGACATGGTGTGTCCTTGGTTAGCTGATGTCCGACGGCGCGGCCGTCAGTTGAAACTCAAAACGGGTGACCCACTTCCGACCCATCTGGTCGAAGCTGCTGGAGACGTTGCCGCGGCCGAATGCGGTGAATCCGGAGTAGGCGTTCAGGTCGGTGATGAAGTCCTCACCGAGGATCCACTCCTCAACGTCCGAGACGTCCGACAGATGCGCGCTCGGGGTTGAGTCGTCGGCTTGGTGCCGGACCTCGATTGCGCAGGAGACCTCAAAGTTCCCGATCGTCGGCTGGATCTGCTGCGCGCTCGATGCGTTGCAGATGATCGACGGCAGCGGGTTGCTCGCGGGGCTTGCGGTATCGTCGTCGTCCAGCGGACCGCGGGAGATGCCGGGGCGAACAGAGGCGGCCCACGTCCATCCCTTCGCGTCGATGGCGCTTTTGAACGCCAGCATGGCCTTGGCAAGGATGCTCACACGAACCTCCCAAGGAACTCGCGGATTGCCTCCTCGCGAGTGGTGAAAACGCCGTCGACAAGACCGAGCGGAAGCCCCTGCTTCCCACTTACGGCCCGGCCATCCAGAAGGCTCAAGTCCAGTTCCTCGCGGTAGGACGTGACCCACGAGGCGAAGTCATTCCCGACGTCCGCAACCATGGACTGAAAGTGCGCAGCCTCGGAGTCAGACAGTGCGGTCCCAGGGTAGCCGGCAGCCTTCAGTTCCCCGGAGCGGAAAACCTGCACCTTGATGCCGACCTGATCCAGCATCGCGGAGTAGTCATAGAACGCGAGGACGCACCCGATGGATCCAACGGTGGATGATGGAGCGGCGAAGATCGCGTCAGCCGATGCGCTGACCCAGTAGGCTGCGGAGCAGAGTTCACCCTCGGTCCAGACCATTAGTGGCTTGGTGACTCCAGCGATGCGGGCGGCTGCCTCTGGCGTGCCGTTCACGGTTCCGCCAGGGCTGTCCATCTCAACGATGATCGCGGTCACGTTCGCGTCTGCGTCCGCCTCCTCGATCTCCTCCGCCAACTCCTTCAGGTCGCAGCATCCGTACCAGCCGGCGACGTTCAGCGCCATGACACCGCTGGCCTTGATCACGGCGACGGACATTTCCAGTCCGGTCGTCTCATCCTCCCACTGGATCAGCTCGTAGGGAGGAGTCGTCAGCGGCTTGTCCTCACACTTCTTCGGGCGCAGAGCCTCGATGGCTTGCGCGGTGACCTCCGGGCGAATGGCAAAAATCTTGTGCTGGCTCATTGGTTTTCCTCCGGCGGCTGTTGGCCCCCTGGAGCGCCCGGTTGTGGGATCGCTTCCGGGTCCGGCTGAACCGGCGCTTGAAGCTGGTAGGTGGTCTTGGCCGTGGTCGCGATGAGTGACGGGTCAACCCCAGCTTCCTTGCACTTGGCTTGGAGCCTCACCCAATACTCGATCTTCTGGTCCATCACGTGTTCCCAGTCGTTTCCGATCTGGGCAGCCTCGATCTGCGGGGATGAAAGCCCACGCTCCATCCGGATCTCGGAAACCTGCGCGGAATACTTCGCATCCGCCGTGATGTTCGCGGCGCCCTGATACCGCCACCGGAACCAGTCGTCAGACCACGGGAGCATCTCCTCCTTCATCGCCTTCGCGATGCGCCAAGCGTCAACGGAGCGGGCGAGCGGGAAAAGGCACTGAGTCCGCATCATGCCGACGTGGCGGTTGATGCGCTCAACCACGACGCGCATGGAAGCGCCGCCGACCTTGGACGGGTCGAGGAAGTAGTCGATGGACCATCCCATCCCGGCCATCGCCTGACGAATGATGGAGTCTGCGAAGCTCTGCTGGGCGGGTGTTGGGCGATCCGCCATCAGTGCCTCCAACTTGCCGCCGGTGCCGCTTCGGAAATATCGGATCTCACCGCCCTGCATTGTGTGCATGGCGATGTTGGCATCCGGGTTGGTCTCAGTCGTGTCCTCGCCCAGCATGCTCTCCGCTGAGTCTGGCGGGAGACCGGTCTCGTTGGTCTCGGCCAGCACGATTGACGCGGCCAGCTTCTGCGCGACAAGCTCGAACCGGCGGACTTCGTCGATGTCCTGGAAGTCCACCATGGCGCACCCGAGCGCGGAGAACCCGCGGACCTGATCGACGTACCGAGGCAGGAAGCGCAGCTTCATGTCGACCGCGGAGATGTCTTGGAACTTGGCGCGTGCGTCGTCGTAAACCCGGTAGGCGAGCGGGCGTCCGACCTCGTTCACAATCACACCGTCAACAAGGCGGCGGTCACGCCACGGCGAATCCAAGCCAACCACTCCATCACCTTTGATGCGGTGCGATGGGATCGTCTGAAGGAGCGGGTATCCGCCTGCGCCCTCGGTGAAAATCACGCCAACGTCCCCGTCCCGGATGATGTGCAGCATCCAGAGACGTTGCAGCGTCTGCATCGGGTAGTGGTCCCCGCGGACATCACACAGCCGGTCGTGATCCTCTAGCCACTGCTCTGCCAGCGTACCCCAAGCGGCGTCGTTTCCTGCGAACTGCGGAGTCAGTTCACCGGAGACAATCGCGGCTTGATCGTCGACGGAGCCGGCCACGAGCGAGTTGTTGGCATATAGCCAACGGCCCATGGACATCAGCAACAGCCGATCGGTGCCGCTGTAGAGGTTGGGGGAGTCTCGGTCAAACCCGGTCCGGGCCCGACGCTGCTGCGAGCCAATCGCGGCCTGGCTGATCCGGGTCGGCATCAGCCGGCCGAACGCGTCGAAGAATCTGACGGGTGCGGTTGCCATCAGATAGCCGATCCCATGACGGCAACGGAGCGGGTGGGTGGGATGCTCGTGATCGGGTACGTGTCCGGGTCGAGAAGCCACAGAGCCCGCTGCACCTTCACCAGTCGACCGTAAGCGCCTTCCGTGATGATGCGGGACGACTGCACATCTCCAGCCGATGCGGACTGAAGTTGTGAGCCTGCCGCGATCTCGTCCTGAATCTTGGACCTGATCGCCAGCAACTCCGCCACGGTTTTCCCGGTGAAGACGTTGAACGCCACACCAAGAGCTGAAACCGCAACACCGTCAGACTAAACCCTTCGCCATTGCGGCAAAAACTTGCATGCGAGCGCAGTCCCAAGCGTGAGGCTCGCACCCGTTTTGCTCCCACGTTTCCGGGTCGCCGGGCTTTTTACGGACCTTCATCATGGAGTTCATCTGGTCCGCGTAATCCGTCTCCTCCTTGGTCATCGGCTCGACCTTCGGCTCGACCCACAGGCCGGAATCGCGGAGACCTTGAAGACGGTCGGCGGTCGACGGCTTCGAGATGAAGAATGCCAGCGCCTTCTTGCCTTTGACCGTCAGCCCGTTGCTGTCCGGGTCGCCGTACCACGGCTGAGACCACGGCTTTTCAACCCACGTCCACCCCTTGCCGCGCTCCTCTATCTTGTGCTTCCAACTGCGCTTGTGATCGCCGCGAATGCACACCCAATCAAGGTTTGCGGCCCAGGTGTAGACCGTGCGGGCGTTCCATGCGGCGTCGATGATGACGCACCGCGGCTTCACGTTGAGCCGCTTCCGCAGGTCCTCGATGTCGTCTGGCGTCTTCAGCGTCCCCCAGAACAGGCGGCGGCTTTCCCCGGTCTTCGCCCACGCCCTTGCCATGACGCGAAAATGCCCGTGCTGCGTGTCGGCCGTGATGAACCGCAAAGCCTCATCCGGCCATTCCTCAGAAGCCGACATCTCGACGCGCTGGAGCGGGTTGTCCTGCTCGGCAACGGTGCGCTCTGTAGCGAACTCCGCGAGTTGCTTCTGGCTGAAGTCGACCAGCGGCTTCCAGTTGCCCCTTTTCGCCTGCACCCGTGCCGCAAGGAACAGCGCGACGAGGTCCTTCCATTGCGCGCAGATGACGTCGTTCCAATGGTAGCTGTGCGCCTCCTCGTTGCCGCCTTCGGTGCGGGCGTACCGGCCGGATGCGTTCCACCTTCCTTGGGTCTGCTTGCACTCCACGTGCTCGTGCCCGCAATGCTGGCAGACGTAGCGGACCGATGCCTTTGCGCCCTCGACGTCATAGCTTCCATCCGGCCGTTTGTCGGCTGCGAAGACGATTCCGAAGCGCCGGCCGTCAGGGTGCTTCCCGGAAAACACAGGGCGCTGGAACTCGCCGCATGCGTCACAGGGAACCTCCCACTCGTGGATGACGCCGGAGGTGTACTGCTGCCACCACTCGCCACCCGTTTCCCCACCCTGCGAGATGCCGAGGAACTTGTCGGACTGGTTGCGGCGGAAGTCACCCAAGCGGGTCTTGGCTTGCCCAAGGCGGCCGTGCGGCCAGAGCCAAAGCTCGTCCCCGATCAGGTAGCGGTACCCTCGCGCCTGAAGGTTCCCGAGTGCCGGGCCCTTCACGTGGACGGGGTATCCGTTCGCGAGTTGGATCTCGGTGGATCTGTCCTTGTGCCGGTTGTCCGGCAGCAGAGACCGGACAGGGTTGCACTCATGCAGGATCGGCATCAGGCGTGTCTCGCAATGGAGTCGGGCGAGGTCATCCGTTGCGAACACCCAAAGCAGCGGGCCGGGGTCCTGAGCGATTGCCCAAGGCGCGAATACGTCGGCGATGAGCGTCTTCCCTGTCCGCGGCGGGGCAACGACGTTGACCTCCCGCACTCGGTCCGACTTCAGGCTCTCCAGCGGGGCGAGGAAGTGACGGCTGATGGACGGATCGAACGCACCTGAAAACGTCAGCGTCGGCGGCAGAATGACGTTGTCATGGGCCCAGTCGGCAATCGGTCGGCGGTCGGGCACCCACGGTATCCGGGCCCACTCTGTCGCGAGGTCGATCACGCGGCGACGGCGTCGTTGGCCGCCTTCTCCAGCTTCTCGGCAAGGTGGCGCTCCATCTCCTCGCGCTCGTCGCGGAAGGCGCGGGTGGCGGCGGTCGTGTAAATCTCGTTCACCTTCTGGACTTGGCCGTCGGCAATGCCGATGGAGATTGAGGCCCAGGCTTCAGACTTCGATCCGCCAAATCCCGGCTTGGCCAACCACACGTCCGTCTTGGACCCGCGATGGCGTGCGACGTTCCCGGTTCCCTCCAAACCTCCGTACTCGCGGACCAGCCGCATGAACGCGGCGTTGCCTGAAATCTGCTTCCCTTTGGATTTCTTCGACGATCCTCCGAACTGCGTGAAATGGCCCTGAAACTTCCGGATTGCAGGGATCAACCCAGACTTCAGATAGCCAACCGATCCAACTGCGCGACGGCGAAGCGAGGCGGCGGCCTTAGCCATCTTCTCACCGTAGAGCCCCTGCTTTCCCGTGCCCTTTGCTCGCGCCTGCGCGATCAGATGCACGCGCCGAAGCATGCGGGCTTTTCCAACCTTCTTGCCGGTCCTCTTGTCCGTCCTGCGGTCCCCGATCGGCTGGTTGAGGTGCGTCCGAATCTCATCCCGCTTTTGCTGCACCCGATGCGGCGGAATCAGGACAAACATCCGCATCAGCAGGAATGCCATCCGCGCATTCACCGCCACCGAAAGCTCGCGGGTCGTGGTCACGAGCCAGCGCTTCATGACCTCGTTGAACTTCTCCGTCTCGATGTCGATTACCGCTTTCACGCGTTCACGTCCGCACACATCAGGATGATGCACGCGCCATCCGCGGTCTGCATCGTCTTGGCAATCCGGCGCTCGGCGCCTTGGTACGCGATGACCTTCCCCGTGACCGGAGTTGGTCGGTCGTCGTCCATCGTGTAGAGTTCCGAATCAATCGTCACGAGCGTCGAGTCGGCGGTAAGGAACTCGGCCCTGTCAACAAACAGCGTCAGTGACACGGTCATCTCATAGCCGCCATCCGAGACGATGGATCCGATGCCGAGCGTGTTCGGCACGCACGGAACCGAGGCTTCGCGCCAGGTGAACGTGGGCGATTCCAGATCAGCCCTGAGTCCAGCCAACGCGCTGCGGGTGAAATCGGCGATGCTCATAACCTCCAGTGATCCTGCTTGAAAGCAGCCTCCATCTTGGCGTCAAACTCGCGGTCTTGCTCCTCGGTCATCTCGCCGGTTGCGCGGGCTCGATCGCGAGCCTTCATGGCGAGCGCGAGGATTTCGGTTCCGGCGGTGACGAGGGCGATGATTGATGCGGGGTCCATAGATCAGCGGGCGGAGGCTTCGGTTGCAACGCGGGCGAGTTCGGAGATCGTGGCTAGCCACGTTTCCAGCAGTGCCTTTTGCTCCGGGCTGCGGCTGGACTTGTAGGCGCGCAGGACGGCCCTGGCGTTGCGGAACGCATCCGGAGCGTCACGGCGCAGGCTCTGCGCGGCGGTGTGGACCTTTGGCGGAACAGATCCACGGTTCGCCTTCTCCCAGCGAAGGAACCCATCAACCGTGTCGAACGCGATCCCGATTGCGCGCTCGGAGTTGATGACGACCGGATCGCCGGTGACGGCGCCAGCGGGCGCGCATCCGGTTTGCAGGATGACGAATGGCGATGCGACCAGCAGGAAGCAGGTCAGGAAGGAAAGTAGGCGTTTCACGGTTTGGTGATGTGTTCGGTGTCTCCAGTTCGGCGGCGGACGTCTCCGGTGATCTCACGCGCCCCTTGGTGCATCCCGGTTGCGCCGAGGCCGGCGACAAATCCAGAGATCACATTCAGCGCGGACCAACCACAGAGAGACGGGACGAGCGCCGCGCCGGCGAACGCGACCAGCGTAGGGATATAGGCGTTCGGGAACTTCGGCCACGACTTGGCGAGGACGCCGAGCCCGAGGCATGCGCCGGTGGCGGTTGGGATGGCCTCGGCGAGCGTCACGCGACAGGCCCTCCAACGCCTGGATCACCGGCGATGAAATCGGTCTCATGCGTGATTGGGATGATGATCGTCGGCGGCAGGATCGGGGGCCAGACGACTTTCTTCTTGGCTCGCGAATGGAGCAGGTCGAACTCGGAATCTTCTGCGGCCGTCAGGTCGTTCCCGCGTCGCAGCTTGGCCATCAACTCACAGTACCGAGTGAGTTCCGTATCGGTCATCGGGGATGAATTGCTCATGGATTACCACTCCTTCCCGGTCGCGTGCTGCGACCTCTTCCACTCTTCCAAAGTTGAAACTCGAACGTTCAGGCCGTGAATCTCGTCGCGTGCCTGCTTCATTTCCGATCTCAGCGCTTTCACTTCAACAGCCACCTCTTTCACCTCAACCACAACCTGCTCTCCGGCATCTTTCGCCCCTCTTGTGTACCACACCCCAATAACAGCCACGCAGAACATTGCCCACCACGCAGCCCAAGGGCCAGAGAGTCGGACGCGGTCAATGTTGATCGTCTGGGGGGATTTTGGGGGCATATAAATCAGGATCCGGGCGCGACGCTCAACCAATAGGCCGGCCAGTAGGTTGTCGGAGAGACGCCCGGAACAGCGGCGGCCGAGTGAATGGTCTGTGGTTTCGGTGGCATGGCTAGGATTCGATCGCTTTCAGGAAACTCCGAATGGTGTCGGCGAGCTGGTAGTATCCAGACGTTGCGGGATGCACGCCGGTGGTTGTCACCGGCTGGCTGTACGTCGTCGCGTTCCGCGCATTCACAGCAACCGATGCGGCTCCGAAATTGTTCACGGTATCCAAGCTGGATCCGTAGCTCAGGACATGGATGTTCGATGCCGTACGCCCGCCGAACTGACTCAGGACCCGCTCAACCCACAGGTCGCGGTTGCGCTTGTACCGCTTCACGGTTTGTCCGACGCCATACACAACGAACGCATCCTGCGATTCGGGAGGCGGGATCATCGTGCAAACCACGATCCGAATTCCAGCCGTGGACGCTTGGATGCTGGTGATCATCGCCTCCATCTGCGTGATCATCGTCTCCATCTTCGCGGACACGTTCACGTCGTCCGTGTAGCCGAACAGGTCATTGATCCCGAGGTTGATGAGCACCCAATCGCCAGACGACAGGGTAACGCTGTGCGTTGACTTGTAGGTTGTGAAGTTGAACGCCCCAGAATAGACGAACGGGCTGCCAGTCCTGGCCGTTCCACCGATCTCGGTCCATGCGGTTGCCGCGTCCGTCGAGAACATCGCCACCGTCCATCCACTGATTGCATCGCAACGCACGGCGCGAGAGACCGCGCCGCTGTCGTTGTAGTTTCCGTCATTCGACCCGACCAAGGTCAGTGCATACTGCGCATCCCCGTTGAACAGGTTGACCAACTCCGCGAGAACGGCGGCTCCACCTCCGCCCATGGTCGAATCACCGATGCAGAGCAACCGCCGGCTGACAGCAACGGTCGGGTGCGTGAGCGCGCGCGTGACCAAGGACGCGGATGCCGTTGCGAGCACCGTGTTGCTCGTCGTGTCCGTAACAGTGATGGACAGCGTTGACGTGCCCGCGTCTCCAGCCGTTGGGGTGTAGCGCCAGAATCCCCCGAAGGCCCCGTACTGTGCTCCTTTGGTGCCGCCGAAATTCACATCCAAGCCCTCGATGTCGGCGCCAGAGCGAATGACATTCTTGGCATAGATGTTCATCTCTCGCCCCTCCAATGCGTACAGCGTCGCCGGAAGATGGATCGTTACTCCTGCCACCGTAGGCACGCTCCCAAGCTGCTGCTTGAACTCGTCTGTTACAGCAAAGCTAACAACCTCGTCACCCTGCCGACCGAGTTCAATGTACCATTGCAGGTTTGCAACGGCCTTCACCCAGCTGAAGGTGCTGATGCTGGCGTTGATTGCATACCAACGCCCGGGCTCGCCGGTCGCGGTGACGCCATTGGTCATCCCGCCCTCGCGACCGTTGGTCAGATACTCAATCCAGATGTGGCCAGTCAACTGCGCCGACGGGTCGAATCGGGCTGTAACCTTGGTGTAGGTGGATTCGGCTGGGGTGACGTTGAACGTCGTATCTGCGAGGATCTGCCACGTGCTCGGGTTGGTGTTCCATTGCCCGGAATCCGCTGGCATCCGACGAGCGATTACGCGGCACTGGGTGGGTATTGCTGCGCTGTTGAACGCATACAGGTAGAAGCTGACGGCGTTGAACGGCGTCGAGATGTTACCGACATACTGACCCCACGCGGAGAACGTGGAGGACGTGGCCATGGCCGTCGTTGTCGTGGCTCCAAGAACCAGATCAGGGGTGAGCCCGTATGTTGGCGTCACCATTCTGGACAGCACCGTGTCGCGCTCAATCAGCGCCGCCATCTCAGATGACAGCGCAGGCTCAAATACGGACGAGTCTTCGGCCCAGAATGTGACCGGGTAGTTCCGCTGAGACACGGCGGTCGCAGGCGACCCACTGGGAGATGTTACGGATCCGTCTGTCCAGTACTTGGCAGTCGGAGAAGCGTAGGCGTCAACGAGCAGCTTGAACTCGTCGATGCGAGCATTGGTGATGATCTCGCACCACAGCGCCGTCCCGGATGCGTTGGCAACCACCGAGTCGAATGTGACTGTGACAGTGGATGTGACGTTGAGCGCCAGGGAAGTCGAGACGGTCTTGTCTGCCAGCAGTGCGCCGGTGCTGCTCCCCTCCTTGATTCGCACCCTGACGAGGGTTGTGCTCTGGCCTGCGACGCTATTCCGGAGGTCGAAGCTGACCCGCTTGAAGTTCCGCGGACTCCCACACGGGAAGCCCCAGCCCGTGATAGAGGTGCCCGTTGTGCCGGTCACAGTCACGCCGGGAGGCGACAGCACCTCTGACCACCCGGACTCGTTGACCACGCTGGCTCGGATAACTGGGTGAACTACTGCGTCAAGCATTCCCATATCAAGGTGTGATGGTGAGCGCAGGCTGCGCGGTTACGTTGCCGACGGTGTCGCGTGTGACAGCGGATTGGGTCGCTGTCTTTCCGCTGTCTGTGTGGGTCACGGTGTAGGCGTCTATCGTGAGGAAGGTGGCGTTCTTCGTCGTTCGGGTGAATGTGCCGGTGCTGCCGTCTGGCCACGAGACGCTGGCGGTTGTGATCACGCCGTCAGAGTCGCGGGTTGCGGTCGTGATGGAGAATGCGGAGGAAAGGGTCCAGGCTTTGAGCCTTTCGTAGAGATCGGAGACTTCAGCCACAACAGAGTCGACGGTGACTGGAAACGACACCGGAGCGAGGCTGACAGTTAGCCCAATGTCTGAGTGAGTGACGCTGACGTTTATATCGCTCACAGGTTGGTTGGCCCGTCAGCCAGCTTGATGACGTAGGTCTTGGTTGCCGACTTGGTCACCTTATCGCTCCAGAAAAAGAAGTCGATGTAGTACGTCCCCTCCGAAAGCGTGCCGGTAGTCGCGCTTGGAATCGTTGCGGTCGCGCTTGCGGACCCGTCGCCGGAGACGCTTGCGCTGATGGTCCCAGAGTCCCAGATGAGCGAGTCATTGATGTTCCGAAGCTGGCCAGTGACCTGCGTCCCAGACCAATCAACGGAGTCGGACGCGGCGAACGAGAACACGAACTTGATGTCCTCGTACCGCTTCTTTTTGATGACCTGCGCCTCTACGCTCGGCCCTCTGGTGGTAAGGCTCATGGCTGCACAATCATCCAGGCGAATGTGGAATTGTCCGACCCGCTGCTACTGTTCACCACGAAGCTCACGCCGGCGGTTCGGGAGATCACGCGAAGGTATCCGTGGGTTCCGGAAACCGACTGCGTGGTGAGGAAAATGCGGCTGCCGGTGGCGACGTTCGTATTGGACACCGTGGCCGCCCCGGATGACAGGGTTGCTGTCCCGGTGATGATGGCTCCGGGAAGCGGTGTGAACTCCACCGTGCCCTCAACGCTGTCGGAGAGTGTCAGCACCCAGCCGTTGCTTACCGTGCCAGCGGTCACGCCGGGCGTGATTAGGTTCAGGTTGGTGGTGCCGCGGACGGTTGAGATTCCGCCATCGAGGAACAGGGATGCCACCCCGTAGACGCCGGTATCGGTTCCGTCGAGTGTGAGCTGGGCGATGTCGTTAAGCTCAAGGTTGTTGGTCAAATCCCCGTCGATATAGGACGGGCCGACCAGAAGGACGTTGGTTGCGAGCCTTGGCGCGCCGTTCGTGTAGATCGATGCCCACAGCGTCGCCGTGTTCGTGTTGACCTTGTTGAACGCCACCCGGAGCGAATCGCCGGACCCGTCGTTGGCAGCGGTGCCGGTGGAGATCGAAAGCCGTGTCTGCGCGCAAGCGACGATCGGCAACAGGAGCCAGATGCAAAGGAGGAGTCGAGTCATGGAATGAAAAGGGCCGGTCGGAGTGAACCAACCGGCCTAGTGTGACCAATGAGCAATGCGGGCCGGAGAAGGTGGGTCAGAACACGAGCCGAATGCCGGCGGTGATCGCGGTCTGATCGCCAGTCGTGGCGGACATGGCGATGTTGACGCGCACGTACCGATTGACGTCCGACGGGAGCCGGAAGTTGCGGGTGGTCAGCGCGGTCGCATTGCTCGCGCCGGTCAGCAGCAACGGCTCCAACTGCTCCACCGTGGCGAAGGTCGAATTGTCGGCGCTGTCCTGGATCGTGATGGTGATCGTCTGGCCGGTCGCCGTGGTAGTGGCGGGGACGGAAACCTGAAACTCGAAATGCTCCGGTAGCGTGTCCGGAAGCACCTGCTTCAGGTCGATCGCGGTGGAGTTCGCGTTGGTGTTCTGGGCGGGCAGCGCACGGCTGACGTCCAGCAGAAGGTCGCGGAGGGATTTGGCCATGGTGTGTTAGGTTGGAGGCTGCTGGTGCTATCAGGCGTTGGTGACGTCCGTGTCGGGAATGAACTGGGACTCGACGATCGGGATTCCCATGTACGACGTGGGCCAGGGCGCGACGTTCTCGTATGCGCCGGTGGGCTTTCCGTTCGGGCCGGAGTTGATGACCACGGTCCGGGAAATCTGGAGCTGTCGGATGGACCGGGTAGAGGCAAAGAACGCGTCCGGCTTGTGGCCGGGAGGGAACTTGGCCCAGAGCTGCGCGAGAAGCGCGTCCGTCAAGCCCTTGCCAGAATCTTCGGTGAGGTTGTAGATCCGGCCGATGTCCTTGATGGATCCGATCTGGAGGCCGACCCATCCTGTCAGCGCGGACACGCGGCCGTCGACCTGACCGGTGCCGGAAGCAGGCGAGAAGAACTCGTCCCGGAACGGGGACATCTGAAGCGTGGTGTTGCCGCCGAAAACCAGGTGGACGTTCTTCAACCCAAGCTTCGCGGCGTAGCAGGACGAGGCGGTAGTTGCGGTCGTGCCGCCGGCGTTGACGATGTAAGTCGAAGTGCCGGCTGCGGCGGTGTGCGGCGTCATGGCCTGCAACCCGACGAAGCCCTTGGAGTCAGCGGACACGCCGCGGAAGAACTGGGTGGAGATCCGCTCCAATGCGTCCTGATATGCCGCCTCGGCGTGGTCCATCTCAATGTCCACCAGCGCCCCGCCGGTCTGCATGGCAATGGCCTTGTCTACGGTGATCGCGGAGCCAAGGACGTAGAGCCCAGTCTCGCGAAGCTCAAAGGTGGAGCCGCTCGAAACGACACCGCCGTTCACGTCGCGGAACGCTGTGGTCGGGCGGCCGGTGCGGACGAGGGTCTTGTAGTTGTAGCCGGAGACGACGCGACTCGGGATCACCTGCATTTCAGGTGCCTGCCGGAGCACTTCGTCAATGATGCCCACCTCGGCGGAGCCGTTGTGGATCTTGGCGAGATCGAGAAGAGTGTAGGACATGATCGGTGGTGTTTGGTGGGTTCAGCGTGATCAGTTGCGAACAGGCCCAGTGACTCCGCGGCCCCGGGCGTGGTGCCACTTGGCGAGAGCCATTCCAGTCAGGCCTTCAGGCGGAGTCTCAGCGGCGACCCCGGTGGATCCGGTCGTGGCGGAGATCGGGGCGTGGCCGACGGAGGCGAGGACGGCGGCAGCTTGGGCGGATGGGTTGAGGCGCAGCTTGTCAGCCTCGGCCTGAGCAGCGGACGCAGCGGCCTTCGCTTCGGTCGCGGCCTGCGTGGCAGCGGCGGCGGCAGTCTTCGCGTTCTCCGACTCGCCAGTGAGGCGTTGCACCTCGGCGGTCAGTCGGTCGCGTTCGGAAGAGAGGGAGGAGAGATCGGAGAGCGCCTTGTCACGCTCGCCGGTGAGTGCCGACACCTTGGCCGCGTGCTGCTCGGCGGACCCGAGAAGGGCGGTGATGCGGTTGAAGAATTCGCCGACGTTCATCAACCCATTGCGCGAATCGCAACATGGGCGTCGGACCTATACCGTCAGGGATTGCGCGCCTTGCGGTGCGTCTTTGTGATCGCGGGAGGAAGACCCAGCTTTTCACGCACGGCAGCGGCCATCCGGCGGATCGACTGGCCGGAGACACCGCACAGCCGGCCGATGTGCTCCAGTGAGTACAGGGATTCATGCCCTGGCATCCGCAGGACGTAGACCGCGATCATGACCCGGGCCTGAGCTGCCCGGCGGTAGCGCTCCCGGTAGATGGGCGTGGTGGAGAACAGGACGAGCGACGCGAACGCTCGGGCTCCGCGCTCAACGGCTGCGCGCTCAAGCTCTCGGATGGCGTCGCGTGACGGGCTGGCCCCAGTCGGCGCTCCACTTCCTCCATGTCGAAATCAACGGTTGGTTCGGTCATTTCTTTCCTTCCTGAAATTCCTGGGCACGAGAAATCTACTTTACGTTTCGGATGCGTTCGTGAAAGCCGTGCATCATTCGACCATGCTGGTCCTGCATGTTCCTTATTTCCTCCACGATTTCCGGGATTCCCTTTCCTACAAGTCGCATCGGGAGGGTCTGTATCGCGTGCTGCCAGAACTCCAGGTTCTTCGAGTAAATGAACCCAAACTCGGCGGCCATTGACGCCTTCTCGCAAAGCGTCCCAGCCTTTCGGTCGTTCAGCAGTTTGAGCTGGCGGATCTGCTCCTTGAGCTTCTGCTCTTTCAGCGGGCCGGT